CATATTACCCCTTTATTGCTGATTATCTGTGGGCCTACCACCTTTCGACGGATCAGCAGCCGAACCCGCAATATTGGCGGGTATTCTTATTTCGTCATTACCAGTAATTGGATCATAACGTAATTCTTTTCTTGCTTCATTAGCTGTAATGATGCCTGCATTGACTAGTGTCGAATGATAAGCAGCAATATCTTTTAATTCTGGTTGCATTGCTGACACTGAACTAGTAACTGCTTCAATGTCGTATCCATAGTATCGCTCTAAGCTTGATGTAAACTTGCGAACAACTGGCATTACTGTTTCTAAATAAAATAATCTTAGATTAGGCGAAATGTTAGCATTATTTCCACCAGCTAATAAAATAGGTGGGATGCCGATACACTGCATAATTAGTTCGTTGTGTGTTTTAATTGATTGATCAAAATCCATGTCTTTGAAGTTTTGATTCGATACATTTGCAGGCTTTAAACCACTATCCAAAATAACTGGACGCTTGCCGCCTTGTTTAGTTGAGTACTTTTGTAACCAGTATTGTATTGTTTTTTCTTTTGCAACTTGTGAAAGCGTATTTTCTGAAGTTAATACTAAACCAAATACAGCTCCATTATCAAAGAAGTTTTCTTGAAACTCTTTCATTGCATGTAGTGTAGCAATTGATCGTTGTGCTGCTTCTAAACGTGAAGCGCCTCGGTATATTGACTGCGAATTCAAATCACGAAAGTGAAACACTTCAGGCTCTTTAAAATCAACCATACCATTGTAACGATACCCACGAATAAACGTTTTGGTATCTGTTAAAATCTCTACTGAAGCCGCAGGCAAGTGGTACATAAATACACCATCAAAGTGTACAAATACATTACCTTCTAGTATCAAATCTGTGAAGATTGCTTGGCGAAATTCTTGGGTGCTTTGATAAGGGTTGGGTCGGAAGTTTAGTAGTGTGTTTAACGACTTTTGACGTATTCCAGCAACAACACCTTCTGCAACCTTATCTTTTACATCGTAATCTAACGAGCTAGCTGCATTAACAAGCATACTCACTGAACGATTAACTGACTCTAGTCTCTGGAAGCTTTGACGATATGTTATCTTGCTTTCTGAACCAATTTGCGTACCTGCTTCTTGAGCAATACGCGTTTGCGCTGGATTAAGTTTTTCAACAATCCAGTCTGTAAATCTTGACATAGTTTTCCCTTAAGTAAACTCTGAGAAAAAACTACCAAAGCTCTTTTTAGGTACAACCGCTTCAACAGTACCGCCAGTATGTTTTGCACGCTGCGTCTCTATCCAGTGAGCCTGTTTGGGCTCACTGCCAGGGCGGGGAGCTTTACCATAAACACTGTGTAACGCTACATGATGACGATTACAAAGGGTGTAAACTTGATCATATAACTCTACTCGGTGCTCATCAATAAACTCATCTCGCACAGCTAAAATACCGGCATCTGTTGAAATATCGTATCCACGGGCTTCAGACCATTTATCTAGGAGTATAGTAACTGAATGTAGGTGGTGGAGTTCTAAGTCTGCGGCAGAGCCGCAAACGCAACACTCCGTTTTCTTTTCATAGGCTGCTTTAGCCCTGTCACGAACCCACTTTACAGGGATTCGCTTATTTGTGTTTTTTGCCATTATTTCAAAGTACTCCACAATTACCTAGTATTATAGCAGAACAGCAAACAAAAGTCAATGCATAAATTTTTTGTGGCATTATACAGTATACGTATATAGCGCATACCTGACGGCATCAGCCATGTGACTATAATCATCATGCATTGGTCGTTCACGTTGGAGCCCCTCACGTTGATCCCAGCGATACTGGTCAAACATAGCTCGCACGTTAGTGCAATGTGGGGCAACCTTTAATCGACCCTGTTGTAACAAGGTCTGAACATACGCAATGCCTGGTAAGACATCTTTTTTAGCTTTGGTAGTTGAAATGTTATACAAGTAAGCCAAGTCACCAGCAAACTGTGCAGCTGCCGAGTCAATAAAAGTTACTTCAACTCCGTGCCGCTCATTCATTGCAGTAAACTCTGCAGCATGCTCTGCTGTGGTCTTTTCCGACTTTAGGTATTCGTCGACAATAAAAAAGCAATCGCGGTTCCAATCGTACACGATAGCGCAATAAGCAGTAGCGTCTCGGTAACCAGGGTCGCATCCAGCAAACGCTTCGCCTTTAATATCTTCTGGAATGTCAATAACATCTGTATCCTGTAGTGTGTAAATCTGACCCTCAAATACGGAAAATGAGGCTAAATATTCTTGTTCGAACTCTGACTTTGACATTGATCGACGTGCTTCGGCAACGTCTGACTCAGCCATGCGAGTATTTTCAGTGTAGTCTGCTTGCAGCGATATCCACTCGGGAAAGTTTGAGTCAAAGCCGCGATTCCAAAATTGCGAAAACCAGTTATTACGACCACGAGGGGTACTAATAAAAATAGCTTTTGCTTGAGGCTTGTCTAGTGTAGGTCGTAGTGCAACATTAAAAGCAGCTTCGCCACCTTCACCTAGTGCGGCCTCGTCAAATATAATTAAGTCATACGATCGACCAACAGTTGAATCAACGGTACTAAGAGAGCCCATACGAATAGTACTTCCATTGGACAATTCAATGATTTTATCTTTGAGGTTGTCACGTGCAACTTCGAGGTCAAAGTGTTTAATAAGTTTACGTTGGAGTTCAAATGAGATCGAGCTTAAGTTATAGTTAGGTGAAATGATTAGCACGTTGCTGCCAGGTACAAGTGTAACTAGCTGCCCGATAATATTGGCAATATAAGTTTTGCCTAGACGTCGTGCTAGTGCAGCACAGATAAATCTGTATTTAGGATCGTTGACTGCGTTTATAAGGGCAACCTGTGGGCGGTTGATTGTGTCGTATACATCTAGCAGCTTTAGGTAATTTGTTATGGGTAGCTTAATAAACCTCTGTTGAGGATCGAACTCTTGTATAACGTCGACATTGATATCTGGTCGTGAGACTAATAACATTATTTTGTGGCCTTTGCTAGTTCACGATAGCCTTGTGTGGTTGGATGTACTTTGTCGCTGCTTGGGGTAAATGGTAGTACAGTATCATTATACTGTTCGGCAATTTCGCGGACGTGTGATTGTATATGTGGTTTGATGGCTGGTAAAATCCAAAACACTTTAGCAACGCCAACCTTCTCACGTATGCGTTGCAGCTCAGCTTTAGTTTTAACTCCGCTATGGTCATTACTGCCTAAACTGATAATTACAGTTTTAGCTGACAAGTTATTTTTTAAATAGTCGCGATTCCATTGCCAAGTATTCCAGCCGCCTTTAGCATAGGCTACGCACTCTGGTCTTTGTTGATGAGTACCTACAGCAATTGAATCGCCTAAAATTAAACAGTCTAACATTTTATATTTTGGGTCCGTTAAATATTTGGGTGCTGTCTGTACCTGTACCTAGTACGCAAGCTATTTTATCATTAAACTGGATTATTGTCCAGGTTTTGGTTTGTTGGTTAACAAACACGCTGTACTTTGATACTTCAGCACCAGGCTCTATACCTAGCCATGCAGGAGTTTCTTTGTAATCACTACTTGTTAATCCTTGTAGTAACATTTTAGTTTCTGTACAAGTTACGGGCTTTTGTATAATTATGGGTTGTGCTACCACAACGCTTGATATAAAAAGTATTAATCCTAGTAAATATTTCATTGTGGGGTATCTTTTATTAATATAAAGCCTAAACGGTCCCCACACTCACTAGCGTAAAATTCATCTTGCCATACAGGTACAATAGTTTGAGCAGTATGGTTTGCAAAGTCATCGTTGTAACGAAAGTGTACTTCTATTACCTTATCACCAATAACCTCAACATTAAACCAAGGGTATTTGTCTGCTACTGTTTGCAGTATTGTTGGTAGTTCAAAAATGTCTTGAACACGAGTCCAGTGTGAAAATCTGTCTAGGCGATGTGGATTGGTTTTAAATCCTTCAACCCCTAAGGTTTGCTTGCCATAGTTGTAGTCAAAGCTCAAGTGTCGGCCTGTAAACACTTCCGACCAAAAATAACCGTCAGGAATTGAGTCGCGGTCTAAATATTCTACAGTAGCACCAACACCCATCATTTTTAAATTTATTACGGGGCGTACTATATACTTACCTGGCTTAGGGGATATTCCTGCTGGGCCACAGTAATATCCTAGTCGTTTGGCTAAAATAAGTTTATCTGCACACCAAAGGTCTTCGGGATTGATTTTGTCATATACATCCGCATCTCCAATCTGCGGCAACATTAAACACCTTCGCCAGTAATTAGGCGCTGCACTAGTTGTGAGTACTTGCTGCCGTCTAGTGCGTCATTGATTTGTACGTTAACTTGTTTTTGTGGGCCAACAGCTTGTTGCGCTTTGGCTAGCTGGATTTCACGATCCATTAAGTCCATTGACATTTTGTGGGACATTTGTAGCAATTCAGCAATATCTTTGGTTGAGCCAGTTTGTGATTCCTCCAGCTCCGAAAACTTTTGTTTGATTAGTGCATCCATAGCACGTCGCATTAAAAATCTGTTGTTATAGCCCGAGTCGAAGAATACTGAATCAATATATGATTTTACTTCACGTTTAGCTAGTAGGTTAGTTACCACTTCAGGGTCTAGATCTAATTCTTGGGCAACGGCTCTGGCATCATTAAGTTGCAGGTAGGCATTGGCAACTTCTAGTGCTTCGGGGCTGATGCGTACAGTTTCTGCAGGTAAATGAGTGGTCATAATTGTGTCCTTTTGTGTTGATTATACCA